CTACTGCTGATCTTCGACATAAATTCCGGCAGAAATAATCGCTCCGCCTATCCGCCGGCGACCATAAAGGAGCGGTACCGGGTAGCCTTGCGCCGCGGTGTTTGTTACACCACCGAATGCGTAGGATGCGCGGTTATCTGCACTTTGTTTGCTGGCTATGCCTGATGGCTGTGGTGAAAGAAGCTGAATAACCCCACCGAGGACCAACGAGGCGCCAGTTGCTGCAGCAAACCCAGTTAATCCACCAGCAGCGAACGCAGCGCCAACTCCGCCAGAAACAAAGACAGCAGCAGCTATCAAAACTGCTCCTAATATCGTCTGAAAAAGACCAGCGCGTTTACTACCGATAATTACAGGCATAATCCTTACTACATCGCCTTCAGAGGGAAAACCCATCTCATCTGCTGCAATATTTTTTTTCCCTTTGAATACCGCGAAAGTTAATCCGCGACGTTTACTGCTGATCATGAAGCTTTCGAAACCGGGCAATGTTTTACTTAAAGCAATAGCAGCTTCACCAGTTCGCGCTATCAGTCTTTGATGGGTTCTACCGAAGGTCTTTCCTAACACTCCGCCGAGCTGAATTGTTGTCATTACTTCTTTCATATTCTCACCATAAAAAAACCCGCCGAAGCGGGTTAAGTCTTGGTTAGATACAGCGTTCTATTACTTTAATCCGGCTGTTGATTCGATAAGCAAATAGGCCACCTTGATGACGGAATTCAATCTTGGTAATTCCGCCGTCCGATATTAAATCAACCATCTCAAGTTGAGATTGTGTAAATACAGTTTTACCACCGTCATAAGGCTGAATAAAAACGCTTCCATATTTTTGGCTTTCTTCTTGCCATCCAGCGAGTATGCATTCAGCTACTGCGTCAATTTGTTTCTTCGATTGAAAAGTATTTGACGCTGGCTCCTTCCGGAGATCCTGCATACTGGAACAACCAGCCATGATTAACAAAGAAAGTGCCAATAATGTTTTTTTCATATCCCTATCCCCTTTGGTTTTACAAAAGGTTAGCACAGAGATTTGTAACGTAGAATCTTCATCGTCCTTTCCTGCCAGTAGCCACCATACGGCACGCGCTGGCTCAGATGTCCGTACAGGTGGTGCAGCAGCATATTTCCCTCCAGCAGAATTCCCGCGTGATTCCACTTATCGGCCTGGACCTGCATGATCACCATATCACCGGGTTTCGGTGGTCCGTCGAATTCACGGAATCCGCACTCATACCAGCAATCATGATAGAAGTTGTCCGGATAGTCGTTTTCCCACCAGGGATAATCCACACGGTAATCGTGGAGCTCGATACCATGCGTTTGCCGGAAATAGCTCATTACCAGCCCCCAGCAGTCGAAATGTCCAAGCACAAACGGACGCTCCAGCAGCGGCAGTTCTCCGCGCGGCTGGATGGTGCGTAAATCACCCTCCGGCCAGCTCACAATATGCCAGGGTAAAAGCGTTGCGTCGCATTGCGCTTTATCCAGTTCGCTCGGTTGCGTTGTGGCGTCAGGGTGACTGTGAACGATGGCGATCACCGTTCCCCAGTCCTCAGCAGCTGCGTAGTCTTCGGGGCAAAGGACAAAATTTTCCTCCGGCGCCGTGGCAAGATTCCGGCACGGGAAATAACGTTCAACGCGGCTTTTCTGCGCCACCACGCCGCAACACTCAAGAGGGTATTCAGCTGCAGCATGCGCCATAATCTCATCGATGGTTTTCTGACGCATATCAACTCCTGATCAAAGACGTGCCCGGGAAGCCACCAAACGAGAGTTCGTTATTTTCGCCGAATCGGAGTTTGCAGGCCGTCAGCGTGCCGTTGCATTCATCCAGCGACGGATCGCTTACCGGGTTGTTGTTTTTGTCGAAATAGCGGGTGCCGGCATAGTCGCAGCCGTCGCCGGTACGATATTTATTCCGGATGCACCAGGTACACAGGGAATGAAGCTGTCGCGTCGGGATCATTTGCCCCTGCAGGTCCATCGGGCTGGACAGAACAAATTCAACGGTTTCACCGGCAAGCTCGCCCGTTTTCCCGTCGATATACCAGACCTGCAGCTTTTCCTGAGTCGGGTCTGCTGTGGGGTTGCCGTCCGCGAAATTTCTGGCATCGAGATATTTCTCTTTTGTGTCGTGAATAGTGACTTTCGCCTGCAGCAGATCGTCATAGGCAAGACACAGGGCAGAAATAGAGCTTTCGATGTTCGCAACCGTCAGTGATGGCGTTGCATTGCTCCCACTGGTTGATTTTTCCAGGCCTTCCAGCTGATACGGCCAGGCGGCGTATTCATTTCCCTGCCACCAGATTGGTTTCGCCGGAAGCTTGGACTCATCCCCACCAGCGGCGATGATTTCCGCTTCCGTGTGGGGAATGCTGTAATTGTGAAAGCGGAGAACGTCCGTTAGCCCAAAGGAAGAACCGTCCACCTCAATCAGACGAACATCGTTTCCGGATTCCAGCTTCTGATAATCTGCGTTTAAGCTCATGGTTTAAATGCCTGGATGAATGTTGCTTCAAGGTTGAATTTCCCCGCGCCAAGCCCGGTGGGTTTATACGTTTCGCAACGATACAAACCCAAAGGTTCGAGCGGTGGCTTCCATTGAAAGGCTTTCGTTCCTTCATGCCTGTCGAGAAAAGATTTAATGGCAGAAATGTAGGTTTCGTTGCCAGTGAAGTTAAGCGTCCACTGCTGAGTTCTGGTGTTCAATCCATCCCCTGAAACCTGCTCATATCCATCGCCAAATTGGGCTTTCCTGACGCGGAAACTTGTATCAGCCTCAGCGTTAATTCGTGGGCACCAGGTGAAAGTTTCAATGGCCATAATTATCGGGTTCCTTTCATTGCGTTCCAGATGTCGCCGCCGGGACGAATGTCACGCATCACATTCTGCTTATAACGACGATCAACAAATTCCCCGACCTCGGCACCAAATTGCTCAAGGCCTGGCGAGGCCTGAGTTTGAGTGTTGCCGTTACCATCGATGGTGATATAAACCTGTGGCGCCGACGATACGGACTGACCTCCGCCACCTCCGACCGCACGAACGCCGAGAGAACCATCAGCGGCGCGCGTAAGCGGCATAATGGCTTCCGGACCAGCCTCGGCAAAAACCCCTGCGCCTTTGGCAAAAGCAAACAGCTGAGGCGTCTGGAAAACGCCATTGCTGTAAGCGCTCAGGGACGGAGAGTCGTAAACATTACCCTTCGCATTAAAGGTAAAGTTCGCGCCAGCATTCTGAATAGCGGTACCGCTGCTGGCGGTTGCGGCTGACGAGGCACCAAAACTGAACAGTGATCCAATTGAGCTGACGCCATTAGCAACAGCCATGTTCACCAGAACGTTCTGGATAATCTTCAGTACGCTCACGCCCCAGTCCTTCCAGCTGTCAACGTTGCCATTGAGCATGTCGGTGATCGTGGTGACCGCGCCACCCATGGCCTGCTTCATGCCGTCAGCGGCCATGGAAGAATAATCAGTAGCTTCGTCCACCCAGTTCGCATAACCCTCAGACAGTCCCGTCATCCAGTCGTCACGCTGCGCATCAGAAGCTGCGTAATATCCCTCCTGGTCGCGCAGGCGCTCTTCGAGGTAGCGCTTATTAAGTGCCAGCCCATGCTGATAGAACGTCTCGTCGATTTCACCAGCCTGACGCTGGCGGAGAAGATCGGTATTCTTCTGCTCAAACTCCTTACGCAGATTGAACTGCTCCTGAAGTCTTTCACGGAACCTGGTTCCCTGCCCGTAGCCCAGCAGTTGCGCTTCATTGGCTGCGCGGGCGCTTGCGTTACTGTCAGCAAGGTTGGCTTCGTAATTTCGCAGTTGCTCACGTAATTTAACCTGGTCAATCAGCGCAGCATTCTGCAATACCGTCTTTTTCTGGGCTTCTGTCAGAGAAGCAAGTTCGCCTTGGCTGACCTGGTATTTAACCTTCGCCAGTTCAGTATTCTGGCCTTGCAGGGCAATCTGCTCTTTTTGCTGCTTGATAAGGCGCTTATACACATCCTCGGTTTTCTCGCCTTCGGTTTTACCGCCCTTCGCCTTAGGTTTGTTGGCCTCATTATTCCGCCATTCAGCAAGACCGTTATTAATCAACTCCTGACGGCCTGTCTGGAATTGCGGATCACTGGTTAACCCCAGGTCATCGGCTGCATAACTCAGTCTCAGGCGCTCTTTTGCTTCACCCTTCAGGCGTGACAACTCCAGATCCCGGCGGCTCTTTTCGAGGGCATCGGTTTGTTTTTTGTCGAGGTCGGCCTGAGGGAGTCTGAGCGGGACGTTAGCCAGCCCTTGCCGGGCCATAAGGAGTTGGTTACCCAGACCGAGCAATCGATTAAGTTCATCGTGCTGCCCATTCATCAACAGAAGTGATTGATAAGCCCGGTTCTGATTTGCCGCCTCCTCCCGAATTAACGTCACACGCCGATGCTCAAGACCTTCAAGAACCTGTTGGATAGATGCAGATTTCTCCTGCATCTGAGCAAGTCTTTCCTGCTCAACAGATAACTGTTCAGTGGCTGTAGCCAGTCCACGGGTCACGGTATCCAAAGATGTAAGGTGGTTAATCATGAAACCACCGCTGGTCGTTGGACCGGGATTACTGATCACTGACTGATAACCAGCTATCTGCTCTTTCAGATTTTCGATCTTGCTCTTTTGTTCATCTATCAGCCTGTTCTGCTCATTCAATGCTGCGCGCGTCTTCTCAGCATTGTCTGAAGCTTCAGGCAAAGACATTGCCTTCGACTTTTTACTGACTTCATCAATCGTGGTGGCGTATTCCTGCGCCGAACGACGGGCCTGCTCCTGATTCTGATACATCGCATACCAGGCTCCTGCTCCCAGCATCACCAGACCCGGCACGCCGCCAATCAGGCCAAGCGCACCACTCATCAGGCGAGTACCAACTGATGTTACATTGTTGAGATTTCGCTGGGTGGAGACGCGATTTGCCAGATTCCTGTCTCTGGCCGCCTCCGCAGAAGCCAGTCGTCTTTCAGCAATAGCCTGAGCGTCGGCATTTTTTGCAGCCACCAGACCTGCCTGCGCACGCTCAAGCGCAGTTCTGGCCCTGACTTTTTCTGTGGCGGTGCCACTTGCAAGAGCGGTATTCAGCCTGGCTTGAGCTGCTGTAACTTTTGCCTCTGCCGCCGCAATTTTCTCTTGCTGGGCGGCCTGAACATCTGCGCTTCGCGATCGCTGAACAGCTTGCTGGGCTCGATAAACTTCTGCCCTTGAAGCTGCAACAGCAGACTGAGCTGCTTTATCCTGCGCAACAGCAAGTGCAACCTCTGACTTAGCGGCTGAAATTAGCGCACCTGTTGCACTCGTGGCGCTGGTTACAACTCCGCTTAGATAGCGTGCAAGCCCCACGCCAACTAGCGCCCCAGCCACTGTTGTTATTGTGGACATGTTGTCAGCAACGTCATTCAGTGTGCCGCTCACTGCTGATGAGGTAAAAGAATCAAGCGTCTGGGCAACATTATCCAATCCGCCAGACAACGCATCAGTAGCACCGGTAGCCTGGTTTACACCGCCAACCCAGGCCATGAATGAGTTAGTTACTTTTTGAAGTGACCCGGAAACCGTTTGTGGCATGCTGGCAAATTCGCCCTGCAACGCTCCTAACTGGCTCATTAAAGCTGGGACAACCTTATCAATCGTAAGCTGTCCCTGGTCAGCCATGCTCTTCAGGTCTTTGCGGGCTACACCCATTCCCGCAGCCAGAGCGCGGATTACCCGATCACCGGCTTCGTTAACGGCATTAAATTCTTCACCGCGAAGAACGCCTTGTGCGAGCGCCTGGCTGAACTGAGTGATAACAGAACTCGCCTCCTGAGTGTTAGCCCCAGAAAGTTTTAGGCCGGTAGAGACAGCTTCTGTAATTTTCAGAACTTCGTCAGAGCTATAGCCGTACTCGCGCATTGAGGCTGCTGCGCGGGAAAAAAGGTTTGCGTTATCTGAAAATGCCGTGCCGGTTCTTTGGCTGATTTCCATTAACTGACGCTGTGAAGCGGCAAAATCATCAGCAGAAGATGATGCCTGTTTGAGACGAGCGTTTACGGAGTTCCATTCATCAGCAATCTGCACAATTTTACCCGTTGCAAAGGCTGCCGTAGCTGCGGCGGCAGCCCTTCCAGCAGATGCAAATCCGGCGGTCAAATCAGAGAGCGCCCTTTCGCTCTCTCTGGCAGCAGCGGCGGCCTGCCGACCGCCATTCTGCATGGTGCGGTAATAATCCTGCCCCATTCGTGAGGCGCGGGAAATTTCCGTCTGGAAAGATTGAGAATTGGCGGAAATTTTGATTATTAATTCGCGTAAGGTTGCCATTTATCCAAACTCCAGACGTAAAAAAACCGCCGAAGCGGTTTTATTTTTATTGTTTCCAGACCTTTTGCCTGGCTTCTTCAAGGTATTCTTCATCGGTTTTAGCCGGAGGTGATTCGGCCATCAAATCACTGCCACAATGTTTACATTTAATGGCTGCGTTTTTGATTATTTCCGCACAGAACGGACACTTTTTCATACCCTCATTTTCAATTAAGTCTTTTTCTTCAGCTGCAACATCTTTTTTAATTACCAGCGAGTGTACAAAGGCAATAATAAACAGCAATGCACCATAAACCCACCAAGCAAAGAAAGAGCGGCCTTTGCTTTGAGCTATTAAGGCTGGAACTAAGCCTATTACAATTGAAACAAGTAAAATTTCCATTTTCTATCCCCAGAATTATTAGTGGCTAAAATCCTAATGTTTTCTGGGTAAAAAGTCACTGAGTTGCAGCTGTAAGTGCAGCCTCAAGCCCTGCAAACGGGTCCTTCGGTTCTGATTGCTCGTCACCACCCCAGCGCAGGATCGCATCGTCCAGCGGTACTTTTGCCCCCTGCGAGCCGTAGATGGCAGAGACGAGCTGGGCGGCCTGAATGTCACCACGAATATCGCCAACCGGACTTTGCCTGTCGTACTCAATCCACATCAGAAGCTCGCTTGCCGTCATATTCTGCCGAAGCTCTGAGAGCGTGCGCCCCATCCGGAGCGCAAGCGACATCAGAAACTTTACGCCGGGGGTTGAGACTTTTCCCGCGCTTCGTCCGCGTTGTTGATCAGGTCAAGCGCCTGTTTGAGCAGGCGTGAATGGACGGGGCCGTAGATTTCACGCACCTGCTCTTCTTCGTCTACGCTGAATACCGGTTGCTTATCGGTGTCACACAGAACGTCAATGAAGAGCACCACGTCAGCGCAAAGATTACGGTGTGCCTTTTCCGATACCGACACATTTTCATCATCAGCACCCGCTTTCACCACTTCCTGCCAGCGCAGCCAGGCTTCACCTGACGGCTCACGGAGAACCACTTTGACGCCTTCCCACTCAGGAACGGCGACCGTCTTATGACGAAATCCCGACATCTTAGCCAGGGCGAGATTTTTAATATTCTTCATGAGACCTCTCAGGAGCCAGACTCGATGTTTTCAGGCTTACCTTTCAGGCGCAGGGAGAACGTTGCCGCCACTACGCCGTTGGTACCGGAAGACCAGGTGTGCTGGCGGATTTCAGCCAGGAACTTAAAGCCCTTGCCGGACGGGAAGATAACCTGGAAAGCGTAGGTCGTATCGTTGTCATACGCCTCACGCAAGGCGTCCTGCGCCGGATTCTTGTAGAAGTTGCCGGACAGAGAGATTTCTGACGGAGAAGGCAGGCCGTTGATGTTCTCCTGCTCGGTAGAGCAAAGTGTTGTTACGTCGATATCCTGCTTCTGACCACCGGTGAACTGAATTTCTTTGATGGTGCAACTCAGATCGAGGAAGGTTGCGGAATCCATCGTTTCTTTGGTGGCTGGCAGGGAGGAAATAAGGATCTTCGTCAGCTGCGATTTTTCATAAAGTGCAGACATAGCTGTCTCCTGGAAAAAGAAAACCCGCCATCAGGCGGGTTCGTTGGGTGAATTAATTGTCAGGGGGTAACTTTAAAATCCAGGGTGGCACGGTAGAGCCGATAATCTGGCTCGTACCCGGGGATTTTTACCACCTCTGTAGGATTTAACGGCTCAAGCGAAGCGAGCGCCAAATCTCTCAGGGATCGTGATTCAGCGATCGAAGTGGAATACACATCGACCTGAACGGAAACCCTGCTCTCTGCCTGGCCACACAGCACGTCAGCGGAAACATCATCGACGATGGAAAAGATAATCCAGGGTGGAGAGACAGACGGTTTCCCGTCACTACCTAATGGCGCAACATAGGGGTATACCCTTCCCTCTGCCAGGGTAGAAAGCAAGGCGTAGATATTATCTTCATTCACTTGCTCAGTACCTCATCAATAGCCTGATTCATCCTGGCAATGGCGACGCTGGCGGCCTCTTCCTCGCGCGTATCGTAAGCGGGTCGCACAAACGGATGTGCAGGCATGTTCGCGGTGCCCAGTTCAACGAATCGCCAGTAAAAGGCGTTTCTCGGGTTATTCGCCTTCATCGTGTTATCGCTGTTGCCGGTGCGCGGGTTAACGCCACGAATATGGACGCCGGAAGAAATCTCCCCGCGGCGGCGGCTTTTTTGGGTCACCACCACCACGTTTTTTTTCAGTTTCCCGGTACGCACCGGCGCGCGGGCGATCACTTCTTCCTTAAGCACTTCGGCGCCGGCGCGCGTAGCATCTCGCAGAACCTTGTTGTTTTCAGCGCGGCTAAGCGCCTCCAGATCCTTTGCGATGTCATTCAGCCCGGAAAAATCGAGGCTCGTCTCAATCATTTTTCAGCTCCCGTTTTGCAAAGAATTTCCAGGCGAGTGCCAGTCGCATTTGCTACAGGAGGACCGATGATATTTAGCACCTGACCTTTATACGGGCCGCTGAGCACTTCCAGACGAGAAGAGGCGTTCAGCTCTGACCTGAAGCGCATCCAGACGCGAATGGTTGCCTGCGCCGTTTCCGCGCCGCCTGAAAGCTGCTCTCTGCCGCTGATCCCCTTTACCTCAGCCGGGACCGGGTTGCCACCAGTCCACGATTCAACCGGCTGACCAGATGGATCGCGCGAAGTCGTGAAGGTGAGAATTTTTACCCGGTGCCTGAATCGTCCAGGTTCCATCAGGAGCCCTCCTCAGGTTCAGATTTACCGCGCCAGTTGCGATGGATGAACATCATCCGTTCTGCGGCGGCGTTCTCATAAAGCTGTACTTCACTCTGCGCGGTCCTGTGCTCGAACATGTCCGCAAACACCAGCAGTACGGCGCCCTTCACTGCTGCAGGAATGTCAGTTGCCGCTTTCCATGCCGGTTCATCACACCACCGGTAGCAGTAGTCAAAGGCTGCCTGTGCGTACAGCGTGATCAGCTCGTCCCTGTCATCCTCCTCAAACTCAATCTGCTGTTTGAAAAGGGGGAGGCTAATTACATCCAAAACTTCTATCGCCATACGTTAAAAGGGCGGGTTACCCCGCCCTCCTCCATCATGAGCCAGAAGAGAAAGTGCCCTTGATGATTGCCGTCGGGCGATAGTGCGCCAGCGCCAGGCGCTCTTCGCACAGGATGGTCAGCATGTTTTTCACGAAGTTATCGCGGTCTTCACGGCTTACTTCCACGGTGGCATCCATGCGATCCCACACCTGAGAGGCCATATCGAAACCGCCCACCGTAAAGGTACCGGCGGCCTGTGCCTTAGTCGGAACTACCGGCAGCCCCCACATGATGTTGCTGGTAAACGCCTGAGGGCCGCCGAAAATATAACGGCCTTCATTGTCTTTCAGCAGCGCAATGTTGTGCCAGTCGCGCGGGTTCAGGACGATACCGGAAGCGCTAAACTCAGATTCGGTCACCTGATAAATGGCGTGAGCGATAATGTCAGCGCGGGTGTCGCCGGTGGCGTTCAGCGAGGTGTCGTAGGCGGTTGCCACTTTGTTCAGACCTTCCAGGTTATCCCCGGTGCCGTCGCCGTTCAGCAGCTGGCCTTCTTCCTTCAGCGCCAGACCGTACATGAGGCGGTTGTTGACGTATGACTGCAGCATTGGCGCATCGTCCATCACCTGACGTGATGCCTGCACCCAGTGCGCGATGGTCTTTACGTTCGCGGTCTGTTTGCTGAAGGTGATATCCGACTCTGGCTTAAGCGCCTTCTCTGCCACTACGTCGGCGTTATTGGTAAACACCTCTTCACGCACGTATTCGAGAGCGTTGCTGGAAATGCGGCCCTGAGCCAGCAGGTCACGAATAGTCAGACGGCGCAGGCCCGGCATGATGATGCCAGGGATCTGCATCGGCTGGATCAGTGAGCCAGCAGAATCAGCGTCACTGCCGAGAGACTTGTTAAACGTCTTCGCGTCGAAGGTGCCCTGTTTACCGTCCCATGACTTGATGAGCTCTTCAGCAGCACGTTCAGAGAAGGATTTCTTCTCACCCGGATTTTCAGCACCGGAAGCCAGTTTCTGTTCCAGATCGAAGAGGCGGGTACCGTATTTGGACAGTTCTTCCTGTACTTTTGCCAGGTCGGACTGCAGCTGTTTGGAAACCTGGCCCGTGCTTTCGATTTCAGCTTTCTGCGCATCGAACAGCTGGGTCATTTTCTGCTGGGATTCTTCGATTGCTTTTTGAATGAGAGCGAGTTCAGACATAATTAATTACCTAAATTGGAAGGGAAAGATTTAATGCTCTGAAGCAGAGCGTTGATTTGTGCTTCGTTTCCGTCGCCCTCGGACTCGCTCCGAATCGCTGACTTAAACCGGGCTATTAACCCAACTGCCTGTGATTTGGTGAGCCCGACTGAATCCCTCAGCCAGTTCTCCACATCACGAATCGTTTCAATGCCATCGACACTTTTCATGGCTGCGATGCCAGCCTGTTCGTTGGCGGGGAAAGTGCAGACGCTGATTTCGCGCAGAGCCTGGATATTCTTAAAAATGCGGCCTGTTGGAATGATGGTGTAATCGTCTTTCGCAACGGAAAAGCCAACCGACATACCCTCAACCGTACCGTGCTGCATTGCAGCTTTCAGGTCGGCGGCGCCGCTGTGCCCTGGGGTAAGTTGACCGCGCACATACAGGCCTTTTTCGTCTTCGGCCAGGCTGTCCCATTTACCAACCGGCAGCTCCCACGTCTTGTGGTTGAAAAACATCGCCACTTTGCGGGTCTGGTTCGCCAGTGCGTTCTTAAACGCCCCGGGCAGAATGATGTCGCCATCGGAATCGGTGTTATTGAAAACTGAGGCATAGCCTTCGAAAATCCCCTGCTTCCCGTCACCGGTGAACTTGATTTCTGTCTCGTCGAAAGACAGCGTTTTTACGATTTCAGGCATCACGGCCCCCATAAAAATTAAGCCCCGTCATTACGGGGCTCTTTGTTGGTTCCTAAGTCGGTAATTGGCACATACTGCGCCTGTCGCATCGCCACATCGCCACCAGGTAATGGCGGCATGTTGTCCGTTCGGCGCATTTCGTTGATGGTACGGAGGCCGGACTCTCCCATTGCCTTCATGAACGCGGCACGGGAGGCAGAATCGCCCCTCAGCAGACCATCAAGATTGTGCTCAGCATGCAGGCGACCGACATCATTAGACGGGATCAGCCATCGCTGAATGCTGTTTTCCCACCGGGAGATATAGGGCTGCAGCGTGTACTGCAGGAAGCCGAGATTCTGCTGCTCGATACCCGATCCCCAGCTCGTTGACTTCTCAACGTCGCCGACAAGGTGAGGCGGTACGCCAAAGAACCGCGCCAGCTCGCTGACCTGAAATTTTCGGGACGCCATCATTTCGGCATCCTGTGGCGTTACGCCAATTGCTGAGGTAGAAAAGCCCGCTTCCAGAATCCAGAGGCGTTTTTTTACCGGGCCGCCGGCTATCTCTTTAAAGTTCTCTTCGACCTGCGAACGCTGCTGTTCAGTCAGCACTTTTTCGCCGGTTGAGAGGATTTGCGGAGACTTGGCGCCGTTGGCAAAGAAATCTCGCTGCTGGTCCTCCATCGCAACTGCAACACCTGCTGATTTACAGGCAAAAGCAATGGGTGACAGGCCGACCAGCCCGGTGAATCCGAAGCCTTTAAGGTGAAAAATCTCTCTCTGCGAAAAGTCGGCGTATTCGCTGTCGCGTTGATAGCGATAAACCAATTTTTTTCCGACGAGTTTCACATCCATATTGGCAGACTGAAGCGGGAGAAGGCTGATCACGTCACCCGCGCTGTTGCGGTCCACCAGTGCATATGCGTTACCGTAGAAACAAAGCTGCATCGTCATGGCCTCCCTGAATTCCTGGGCGGTCATGTACTGATTCGGTGAGTAGCGCAGCAGTCGCGCCAGCGGATTGCTCAAACCCACTTTTTTGCGGTTGTCATTCTCGTCTGTTTCGAAGACATCAAGCGGTAAGCATGCCGTGAGCGTTGAAATCAGGCTCACGCAGCGCCAAACCGTCGAAATTTGCAGTATCCGTTCATCGTTAATGGATGAATCGCCCAGGTGTCCGTGGGCCGAAACAGGTCCCGTCTGTGAGCCCTGATTTGGGGTGACTAAACGCCCGCCGACAAACCAGGACTGCAGCCTTGCCCACCAGCCGTTATTGGTTCGCAGGTCAATCGTGTATTTAGGTTCTTCCATCACATGCTCAGCGGTCGGAAAATAAAGTCGTCGAAGTCACCACCCGGTTCGGTAACTTCCCCATTAGCAGCACCAACGGACATTGTCATTGCGACCATGCCATCAATACGGCCCGTTGCTTTGGATTTATCGAGCTTGCGGTTGCCAGCAGCATCTTTCACCACCACCGCATTCACAGCACACATCGTTAATACGGGGTGCATGCCATGCCTCACACGCCCGTTAAGCATCAGAGACTCCAGTGTGTCTACAGCTGGCCCCATATCCTTAAAGCCCTGGCCGAACTCGACCAGCGGGAGGCTCAGCCCAATGGCATCGGCATCCTTCCTGAACTGGTCAATGCGCCAGCGGTCAAAAGCCATCGACGTAAGGTCGAAATCACCGATAATTTCAGCGATATCCGCAACGACGAATGAGTAATCCACCGAAGCGCCTGGCGTGGTGCGCAGCAACCCCTCTCTCACCCAGACGTCATAGGGTGCGCGGTCCGTTTTGGTTCGCTCTTCAAGAGTCTTTTGCGGTGTCCAGAAGAAGGGGAAAACATCCCAGACACCATCATCTGCTTCACCAGCAATAACCAGCGCCGTTAAGTCGTTCCTGGCTGACAGATCCAGCCCCGCGTACCACTTCCTCGGCGTGTTAATCGGCATATCTCCGCACAGCTCCCACACGCTGCGGGAGATAAACGGCGATACGGTAGAAACGCGCTGATTGAGGTTGAGGTTTCGGAAGGTGTTTTCGAAGCTTGGCATTCGGCCAGCTTTCTCAGCCTGGCGCGCCATGTCTTTTTCTGACCTGAATGTTCCCAGCGCCGGGTTCGCAGCCAGCCAGGACTCGCGTTTACTGATATCAGCGTCTTTTGGCGCTTCATAAACGTGGCACACGATGTGCGGATCTTTCGATTTGACCGCATCATCAATCCAGATGCTCAGCAGATCAGCATCGTTTGCTGCCTGCGTACTGATAACAATCAGCAGCGGGCTTTCGTGGGCCCCCTGCGCCGTAGTTATTGCATCGATAAAATCATCCTGTGGTCCCCTAACCTGCCCGGTTTCATCGAGAATGGCCAGAATGGGGGAAAGGCCGTGCGTCGTCTTACCTTCTGCGGATAAGGCCTTGTATTCGACGTTACACGGCAGGCCGATCAGCTTTTTGCCGCTTGGCGTAATGTGCACAATCTCCTGCAGCTTGGGGTTTAGGTTAACCATCTTCACCGCAAGGTTAAAAACGATGGCCGCCTGTTCCCGGCTGAGTGCACCGCTGACAATCTGCGTGTTCTGCACGGCTTCAGGCCCCACCAGGTGAGCCAGCAGAATTCCGGCAATTAGGCCAGTCTTACCATTTTTTCGGGCGATGCTGAGGATCGCCATATCCGTTCCGGCTGGATTGTCGTAAACCGCCAGGATGAATTCTTTCTGAAAGGGGTCCAGCCTCATTGGCTGGCCGATAAGCTTGCCTTCCGGCACGATGCAAAAGCGCTCAATGAACGCTATTACACGCTCACCTCGCGTCATAGTCTTTTATCCGTGCTTGGGAAAGGCGATCAGGTTGTCGTCCTGGTCCTGATGCTCGTTTTTGGTATTTCGTGCATCACGATCATTCTGATTGCGTTTCTTCTGGTCGCGGCTTTCGCCGTTGGTTGCGTGGGAATGGATCTGGAGGTCACGGCGCTGAGCCAGAATAGTTCGCTGCAGCTCAACAATCTGCTTGCGTAGGTCTTTGATAAGCCCTTCGTCACGGCCCTCTCCGCGAATTCGCTCTTCTTTGCGCAAATCCTTGCGTAAAACGGTGATATAGAGCTGATTATTTGCCAGTTCTACGGCGGCCAAAAGGTCGGCTGGCGTCCAGCTGTCCAGAGCTTTCGATCTGATATTGTCATGCCAGAATGGTTCGGCTTTTTTCTCCAAACCTGCATGGGACGGAGGATCGATGGTGTCCACTGCTGCATTTTTCATGGCCTGAACCGCTGCCGCCGAACTGTCGGAACGGGTTCGTTTATCTGCCATATGTCAACACCTTAAAACTAAAAAAATCGGGTTAGCGTTAAAATCAAACTTTGGCGGCGGTCATTTGGGGCAAAGGTTTTGAAGATTTGATGCCCCCCCCTGCCCTGATGCGATTCATTCTCATTTGATATCATTGCATTTGAAATGATTTCACATGATAGGTAATCGACTTGCCGCCGCCGCGCTATGCCGAATGTTTGTCTACCTGTTCGAGTTTCTGAGTGCCTTTCCCACGCCCGGAGACAACATGCCCTGAGACGGTCACTGTCGGCACCTCTTGCCCTACAGCGTGCGAGAACTGAATGGATGTCACGCTCTTCATCTCCACGCCATCAATCGCCAGCTGAACAAACTTACCGTCTCGGTATTCAATGATGAGGTCTTTCATTACGTGCTCCAGTGAGACGCAGGATCGAGCGGGTAGCCGTTGGCATCACAGCCTATTACCGCGCCGCTCTTCTCCATTCTCTGTTTCGTTGAGTCATGATGCGCTTTGCACAGTGGCTGCCAGTTTTCTTTACTCCAGAACAGGAGCTGTGCTTTCGATATGGCCAGCGGGTTACCTGACTTAAGCGCATCTTTGAGTTTGTGGGGCTCGATATGGTCAACCACCGTTGCTGGGGTTATGCGCCCCTGCTGCTCGCACATCACACATAGTGGGTGCTGCTGCAGGAAACGCAGACGGGCCTTATCCCATCGGCTGCTATATACGCGGGGCTCTTTGTTCATGCCAGTCTCCATGCGCGGCGGCGTTCCGTCCTCGGTTCGTTGTCAGGGTGACGCTCAACCGTCGGGAGGTCAGCGTGATCCACCAGCGAGTAACACGGATAAATCACCCGGCCACCGAATGCCTCACCTACGGCGTAATCAGCTGCCAGCGTTTTATTCCATGCGTTAAGCATGCGCGCCAGCCTGCCCTGAGGAGGGCTATAACATACGCCATGAATCAGTTTGCTAAGAACAAGGTAATCAGCGTTTACTCTGTCTGATTCCAACAGCATTCCGGCAATCTCTTTCTGATACTGCGGCGGTCGGCCGGTACCGAGATAAAAGCTCAACATGTCGTCAGGAAAACGAGTCAGCCAGTCAGTGACCTTTTCGGTGAATCCATGTACCGGCAGCGCGTCGTCTTCCAACACCACTACACGGCAAGGCTGCTCGGCTGCCCACTCGATAGCGCGCCGATGATTCCAGTTAGCACCGTGATTCCCTTCATCGATAAGCAGGTGCGCGCCAAGTTCGCCAGCAAGCAATGCAGCTGAGGCATAACGGGAATGGTGACCAACCACGACATACTTCACTTGTGTTTCCACCATGCGACCTCCTTACCGATCCCATCAGTTTTGAAAACAGTATGCACATGAGGTCCGGTAATAACCTTTCCTGCGAATGAATGAGCGACAATACCGAACGCCAGCATGTCACCCACCGCGGCGCCAGCCTGTTCTTTCTTCCAGAAACGATAACTCTCGATCCGGTAGTAAAGACGGATGATGCCGTGAGCAAACGCCATTACATCAGCGCGGGTACCGCCCAGCAGGCCAGCGTTAAGCATCACATGATTTCTGTGCGCTTCAATGAAATCCTGATAGATACGCTCCGGATGATTCTGCTTTGCCCAAGTGTCGGAGTACGTCTTCGGTTCAGAACCGACGTAAACATTCCCGGGCTGCATTTCATCCCATGGCGCGCGCAGCATTTCGACATCAGTACCATCGGTACACCAGACGAACCGGTATTCTGGGTGATCGCGTAGATGCTGCCAGATGTGAAGCCAGCGCCGAAAGTAAACATTCATCTTCACGTCAGGCACGCGGTACAGCTCAACGTCTGCCGGGGCTGTCTGCAGTTCATCCACCAGCGCGATACGACCACAATTCTGAAGCGAGGCCGCCCATTTGCTCAGCATGTCAGGCGAAGCCACCATTTTCTTGCCGCGCTGCGGGTCGGGCTGGCTGGTCAGTAGCGTAGTGATAACCACGTCGCGCCGCTTGCGGTATTCAACGTAACCGGTAAACCCGGCATCACGTCGTTCGTTGTGGATCTTCACGTTACGTTCCACCAGCGCCTGGCGGTCGGGCCTCGGTACTGAACGCTCTACGGCCTCATGCTCATCGAGAGAATGAATCAGCTTTTCTGAACCGACGACATCAGCGTAAGCCCAGGTCGTCAGGCCAGCGTTATGGATGCGCAGGGCAAGGTCGCTGTGTTCGTACATGCCGCGACCGTAAACCGGATCGAAACCGCCAACCATCTCGATAGCGCTACAGTGGTAATACAGCATCACGCCGCGCTGCCCGGTATACGCCACATGCTGATCGTCACGGTAAAGCACCGAAAGGTCATTCAGCTTGTTGCGGCCAGCCAGATCGAGAAACTGGTAAGCCAGATGTGGCTCGGGTGATTCGATGTAGGGAAGATGCCAGTTATCGGCGATTGGATAAGCATCGTCATCCCATAAGAAAAGATGCTCGCATCCGGCATCCATTAACGCTGACATGCTGGCATTCTTCGAAGCAACAATGCCGAGTGATGTTTCATGGCGTACCAGCTGCACGCCGTTCGGAACGACTGCGGAAGGTTTAGAACCATCATCTATAACAACCACCAGCGCGCCGGCGGGCAAATGCTTCATGTGCTGCTCAAGCACCCGCTTCAGAACGTCGGCTCTATTGTGGGTAGAGATGGCAATGCCGATCCGAGTCGCTGAGGCGCAGGCAGGCACATACGGGACACCATCAATAGTGACCTGCATATGATTTTCCTTTTAGGCGTGAGCCTGTCGCACGGCGAAGCCGCCGAAAGTTAACGGTTTGCCCAGGCTCACAGCTGAAAGACTTTCTTTGATGTGCGCGTGCGATGCGCATTAAAAAGCCCCGCGGGTGCGAGGCCGTTTTATACCTTGTAGGGGATAAGCGTTGTCTTATCCGCTGAAGGGGATAATCAGAACTATTGCGAGGATCTGGTTTCTTTCTGGCAGTTTGCCTGCCACGCTTTGTTATGCGTCAGGATGTCTTTCTTCGTCTGGGGGTCCAGTACATCCCAGTCGTGATCCGTTCCGTAGATGGGTTTAACCCAGTCGCAAGCCGTGTCCACTACCTCAACCTTTACGGGTCCAGTTGTCCCGCAGCTCGCGATCAACATCGTCGCCAGACATATGGTTAACAGTCTGCTGTACATTGCTGGCCTCTTTGGTTGCTTCTACCCGGCGTTCGGCTACTGCTTCAGTGGCTGCGGCCTTTTCTTCGGTGCGCTGCTGCTCTGCTTTGGCTTCCGCTTTGCTGGTGCCGCGTGAATGACCTAGGCCAAACGCGGCGGCAATAGCAGCAAAAACCGCGACAACGAGTCCGGTAATCATCTCAAGCGTCATATAACTACCCGCTCCTTTACCCAGCCATAAACAAACGTTTCGTTCGCGCTGCGCTGTTCTGCCAGCTCAAGATAACGCTGACCTTGGCTACAATTCAGGGCCCGAAGCATAACCAGCTCACCCTCTTTTCCGCGCCGGGAAAGATAGCTTTTTAACGCGCTGATAGTTCGCGGACCAATAAAACCATCTGCAATCAGATCGGGATAGAGCGTGCCCTGAATGTTGAACACGTTCAGCCAGCGCTGGAACCATTTGGTCTGAACCGATGGGCCCATGTTTACACCAGTGTCGCAGAGTTCTGCAGCGATAGCTGGTGATACCTCTGAAACAAGGTCGAAGCGTGGCCCTGTCCAGTAGTCAGCCGTCAGGATATCCAGCGCCTGCTGGCGGGTAAGGTTTCGCATATCTCCGGTGAATCCGTGGGCGCGAGCTACCGCTTGTGTGATTCCCCAGTTTGTTGGGCCGCCTTTGTCGTCGGGGTGATTAACATACCCGCCCTCTTTGCCGAGGATGGCATTAAAAATTTCGTCTTTGGTCATTAGTGCCTCAGATGATCAACCAGGCGCGCAACGTTGCCTCTGACGGCCACCAGCACGGAAAGGAAAATGATGTTGGCCCCAATAGTGGCCCATGACGAATGAGGATAAATCCCGCACAGGTAGGCCAACGGCACAGCGCTGTACGTGACAGTAATCAGCCAGGCTAAACGGGAAACCCACGGGCGATGCCGGGAATCGCCACGACGATAAAACATCAGGGTAATCACCACCCCGGCGCAGAGCAGAGCATTTAATGTTGCAGTTGGGTCATTTAGTACCACCTGAACCTCCCCGGCGCGTTATCAGCGCCACCAGCGAGCCGACATCCTGGTTATTCAGGAACGTCAGGATTTTGACGGCTAATGCAGAAATGATTACGGCACCGATGGCGTCCAGAGGTTTATCACTGTAACCGGTCCAGGCAGATAACTTTGAGCCTACCAGCCCGGAGCATAAGATCCCGGCGATATACGACACTATGAAATATGCCAGCCGGCGGGTTGCACTCAGATCAGCTGCTGTGGCGATATAGAATACGGCACCTGCAAATGCGCCAAATACCACACCATAATCGGTGCCTGTAAGCAGGCCATAGATACTGGCACCCGTCAGAGCGCCACCGGCTAAGCCAGTGCCGGAAATCGGATCGGACATCGGTCCCCCTCAATGCTGTGAATCCTCTCAATATGAGGGGAAGTAAGGCAGCCAAACGAATCAATTTCAAAAGTGAAACTAAGATATGGTGATCTCAATTGCATGGCGATAAAATAAACGGTCCACTATCGAATGGAGCGATTCATGATTTTTCTTCGAACAGAAAATGGCAGCGAAAAAGTTGACGACTGGGAGCTAATCACTTCAAGACCAAATTTTGTTGCCAAAATAGCAAAAGGCGATCATCAGTTTGAGGAGATTATTGGTTACTATAAATTTAAGGAAGAAATCCACTGTGGTTTAACTGGATGCAACCAGCCACACCAAATGGGTTACATCGTCAAAACCTCAAGAGGTATAGAAACCAACATCGGCAACAAATGTGGAAAAAACGAATTTGGAGTTGAGTTTGGTGAAAACGTTCTCAGTTTCAATAAATTCATGGAGATCGAAACAAACCGAGAAATTATTAGCACCGCAAAAGATAAGTGTGATGCATGGAAAAAAAATATTGAAGCGCTACGAAGCGTCAAGCCCACTATCGATTATCTGTCGTTTGCTATTGAAAAAAGTAAAAACTCCAATTTTTCTGGCAGGCTTGGGGCTGCAGAAATCCGTCTATTAGAAAAAAATCAGAGTGGCTTTGTGACTCTTTCAGAAGTTGAAACTGATAAGAAGACAAGAACCATTCTTTTTGCAATGAATAAGCATATGCGGGATTCTGGAGAGGCAACAAGCGAGTACGACATGGGGAAAGTATCATTTACCCATGTGCTGCTACCCGAAAATAATCTTCGAAATTTATTTGTATCTATAAGTGAAGACATCAAAAAAATTCGTACCATTGACCTATCGACAGCACCAAGCCCTGAGATTGCTGAAACTGCCAGAATCGCGGCCACAATTGAAGAACGAATCAAACAACTAAAAAACCTAAAACATCAAGCCGGTAAGTTCTTAACTAAAAAGAACCTATTACCTATAGCAAATAAAATAAAATACTCTTCGACAGCAGAAGAAATCGAGCTTAAAAACTTTATGGGCTTTTTAGGTTGGCTTAAGTAATAAAAAAGCCCCGAGAGGGGCTTCATGTTGAAATCTTTTAGGCGTTACTCCGCATGATTAGAAGCATACATGACAAGTTCGGACAAAATCAAGCTTTATGTAGTGAAAAAACTAAACTTTGCTGCTTTCTTCACAGCTACTGGTTACAGCCTGAAATTCCCTTGCCGCCTTCCCCTCCTCTTGCTGGCAAATGCTCACCAACGCCTCAAGAAACGGTTTCCAGTTGCGAGTCCATGTTCTGACGTGCAGATCCGGAACGCGCTTCAGTATCACTTTATAGGCTGCGGTAGACGGCACCGCAGAAAATCCATTTCCGCTGCAGCGCTCGCAGGTTTTAAACACCGGAGCGCCGCGCTCGCTTGTGGCCTTGCGGTCTAGAACCTCGCCTTTACCGCCGCAACGACAACGGGCGCTGATCGTTCCCTTGCCTTCGCAAGCATCACAGACCGCCGGTACAACCTCTGTTACCTCCGTCCACTGCTCCCAGTCAGACGGTCGAACAGCACGAGAGCGGCAGGCCCAGTATGGAGCTTTACCCCATGGGTACGAAACCTTGCGGATAATCTGCTCGCGGGTTGTTCGTCCGGTACCACTGCAACTGTGACACGTCACGCTGGTAGCCGCAGAACGTGAGTAATCAGCAAAGGCAAATTGTGCCAATATCTGCATACACCATCCGAACTGGCCACCAGCTGCTTTGCGAACATTCTTCGGTGCGACATCCATCGCATATCGCGCCAGCGCCTGAACTGCGAGCTGTTCATCGGTTTTGCTGATTCCCGCTTTACCGAAGAACGCCGCCAGGCCGAAGCGCGCACGGCTGCTGGTGGTGCCAATCGCCGCCATTACATCTGTTCCTGTAAGGCGGTCCGGAGAGGTTCCTTTCACGTCGTCGCTGATGTGCATACCCTGAGGGCTAAAGTGTTTTAGTGATGCTTCAAGTTCCATATCTCAAACCCTCGTTACGTTGCTGGCTTCCCACTCGAGATCAAGCTCGCTTTGCGGCTTACCGACCAGGTAGTTAAATGGTTTTTTCTCGCCTTCCAGGAACTGGTGAGAGCGAGAGTCGAAATTAGCTCCGATGTCTCCGATCCACCCTTCGCCTTCTCGTTGCTTCAACAAACGAATCATTGAGGCGGGGAGATTGATCGCGGCCTGTTCGTCTTTGTCGAGGCTCTCATAACCCATACGATCCGCTTTTCTCTGCGCCAGCTCACGGGGAATGTTGCGCCAGACGGCCATAACGTTGTCGGGCATGTCGGTTAAGGCGCCAGTGCCTTTTACGTCCATCTTTCCGGTTGGAGCGGAGTCGTTTGTTTTTCTGGCGTGGGTAACCAGCAGGACGTGACAGTTATGCTCGTTCTTGAAGTCGCACAGCGTATCGATGAAGTCCTTCTGACCTGTGTAGTCTTCTTCGTCTAAGCCACATTTAGCCAGGTTATCTATGACGAACAGCTCAATGCCATAGCGGCGCCGGGCATAGGCAAAAATCTCAAGAAGCCGGTCTGCTTTGGCCGTTCCGGTAAGTTTGAATACCCAAAGGCGGTCAGAAAACCATTCGTTGGTCATAATGATTTCTTCACGTTTCGGTGAGGAAGTGCAGATGGTTTGCCGCGTGAGTCGGGCAAGCATTTTGCCTGGTTTAAGCTCCAGAGAAGCAATACACGTCCTGACGCCCTGACTCATCGCATCAATCGCGATATGTCCAACGAGCTCTGTTTTTCCATGTCCATTCACCCCATTGACGAGGGTCAGTTCACCGGCACGGAACTTAAAGTTGTTGTTCAGCGAAGCCCATGGGCTTGTAAACAGACCGGTATCCCGATGTTCGAATGCCTCGATAGTTTCCTGAAGCAAGTCACCTGCTGAGCAAAGCTCATCGGGATCGAAGAATTTGGCGCGCTCCATGTATTCCAGAATGGAGTCGCTGTCCATGCCGTTCATCAGGCAATCGTTGATATCTTTGTGGGGAAGTTCAACCATGCGGCAACGATGTTCCCCAAGACGTCTGGCGATTTCTTTTGCAGCTTCACGGCCTACATCGTCGTTGTCCAGGCACAGCCAAATTTCCTGGAAGCGATCGAGGTTATGGTATTCATATTCAATCCACTGCTGTTTGGCACCCTTACCGCCGCCAAAGGGAACAGACAGGGCATCATAGCCAAGCTGCGTGAAGGTCATGCAGTCAATCTCCCCCTCGCACAGCACTACCAGGCGGGTATTTTTATCCAGCGCCTGCCAGCCAAACAGGCATGGTTCACAATCAGCTTCAGCCATAATTAGCTTTTTGCCGTTTGGCCGTTCGGTACCGATACGTTTTACCTGAAGCAGTTCGCCGTTCCGGATATACGGAAATGCCACGGCAGGCACCTCTCGGTTTTCGTCGTGGTACCAGACCACCGCATCTGTCACTTTAAAACGATCGGCCGTTTCACGGGTAATGCCACGTGAAGCAAGATAGTCGTAGCATTTGCTGGCCGATTTAACGCCCTTCTTCGTCGGGCGAGAGAACGTTTTTTTCTTCGCTTCGAAGTGGTGATCGTCATCTTTCAGGCCAAGAAACTCTTTCGCCTCTCGCATTGCATCGTGCAGTTGGCAATTACGCACCAGCACCCAGAGATCCAGCAGGTCACCACTGTCTCCGCTGGCAAAGTCAGCCCATGATTTTTTACCGCCGATATTGACCTTGAGGCTTTTGCCTGAGTCACCGTTCGTATTGCCAGCACACCACTCCTTCCCCTCCAGATGTCCTTTCGGAAGGAGAAACTTAGCGACGCGTTCAGCGTTATCCCATAGTTTTTCTGATATTTCAGCTGGGCTCATAACTCACAAACTCCGTAAATCGAATTTAACAAAAAACCATCTCACAAATCCCTCGCACAGAACGCCGTGGTTATATCCGGCCACCAGCAAACGCTTGAGGAGTATTTTCATGGGCGATACCCGCCACGGTTCATGCGATCGATCGCTGACTGATTGATAAACACTTCGGCAGAGCCGTCATCAGACTTTGCGTACCACTCGTAGCGGGACTGGTCTTGTCGGGTAGGGACTTTGTTTTCCTGGGTCTCTACCAGCCACGGTTCATCGAAATGTTTATCCGGCCCGAAGAACGTCGCCGCCTGCTTGACGAACGAAGTACCGATCTTTCCCTCAGAGGCCATGAAAGCTGCGTAGCGCTTAACCCCTTCCAGCATCGTCTCTGGTTTTACGCCCTGTTTAATACGTGCGTTCCAGGCTTTGAATGCGCTTAGCTTGTTATTTCCACCGCTACGTTTTGGGTATGCCTGCCAGGCTTCTTCAAATGCAGGAGAATAATCAGTTGAAGATTTCACTTTCGGTGTGTCGGCTTCAGCCGATGCACCAAGATATTTATTCTCTGTATTAATCTTCTGTGTAGTCTCCTGGTAATCTACTGTATGAATGGATGCGGAATTTCCACATGACTGCTCGTTGGTTTTACCCATACCTGCATGCTGGTTTTCCGCATCACTGTTTGCGGAAATTCCGCATCCTTGTTTGTTGGTTTTCCCCATACCTGCATGCTGGTTTTCGCCGAGTAGAAGTTCTTCCAAGCGCTCCTGGTTTACTCTGAAATATAATTTTGCTGGGATGCCACGTTTTGCTTCTTCCAGTACGCCACAGGAAACCAGCTTTTTACGCGCTCCCTCTTGTTCGTAACGCGTTAATCCAGTCTCTTCTTCGAGATCTGACTGGGTTTTGTAGAACCAATTCCCTTCCATGCGGTTCTGCCAATAGACAATCTGTGACAATAGCAATGCACCTGTAATACCCACGCCAAGGCGAACGAAGGACCGTTGAAAGGCTATTGGACGATCAACGAGCTGTAAGAAATTGCTCACTCCACAACCCTCCTGAAATAATTTTGAAACTTCCAGACAGGCTGCATGCATTCATGCGGATAATTCTGCCTGGTGAAATACACCTGCTGCTTATCCCGATTCCAGCCGGTGACATGCACAATCACACCGCGCGGATCGCGATAATCGATATCCAATGGCTTAATTTGGTTTTCGGTAGTGATTGAGTGCGACATATCACACCTCATTGCCCGGGTGAGGGAATGTATCTGGAAGGTCTGGGCGGATCTGGTAGGCTTTAACTTCGCCACCAGTAGCTTTAACAATGGACATGACATGATCAGCCTTAACCCGGCTACCATTAAGCCAGCGAAATACAGCCGGTTGAGTAACCCCGCACGCCCTTGCTAATGCAGCTTGGCCGCCGAGAATATCGATAGCTCTCTTGACATGTTGATTGATCATAAAAATACCAAAAGTTATTGAACATAGGGAAAGAGTATAGCCTTGAATAACTTTATGCAATAACTTATCGTATTTGCCACTTAATAACTTTTTGTATAGGCTTATTGGTATGAACACATTCTCAGATCGTCTTCAAAAAGCGATGGTTGACGCAGGCCTTACACAGGCAGAATTAGCGATGAAAGTTGGGGTTTCGCAACCAGCTATCTGGCGTCTTGTTGCAGGAAAAACCAACACAACACGTAAGTTGGTTGAGATTGCTAATGCGCTGGGTGTGAGCCCTGAGTGGCTATCAACTGGAAAAAATCATGTGCCTCATAGACAGGGCTATGTGATAGAGACCATGCCCGAAAGGGAGGTAAAGGATAACGCTGGCATATTCAGGGTCGAGGTTCTTGACCTTTCAGTGAGTGCAGGGCCTGGCACGTTCATGCTTTCAGAATATGTGGAGGTTTTACACGCTATTGAGTTCACGACTCAACATGCAAAATCCCTCTTCGGGAATCGTAGTGAAGATGTCGTAAAAGTAATGACCGTCAATGGCGACAGCATGGCCAGCACGTTCAATTCCGGTGATCGTGTCTTCGTAGACATTTCCGTCCGACACTTTCTAACGGATGGTGTGTATGTGTTTGTTTTTGGTAAAACATTTCACCTAAAACGTCTCCAGATGCAGGGAAACAGGCTGGCAGTCTTATCGGATAATCCGGCATATGAGAAATGGTATATCACGGAAGAAAACCAAGATGACCTTTACGTGATGGGTAAAGCCATAATGCATGAATCAATCAATTACAATAGGCTCTAACCTTCAACACCCCACCTTTTGAAGCCGCTTAAAAGCGGCTTTTTCTTTGTCTGTAGCTGTAAGCATGCAGTTTAATAACAAAATTTAATCAAAAAAATCAATGCATTAAACTAAATCGCAAAAGAAAAATAAGTTTTGTTATTGCAATAAGTTATTGCATGACTTAAAGTTCATTCATCGGCAAACAACGGAGCCAATGAAATGAATACTCAAATCACCGTAGCCAAAACCATCGGCAAAAGAATATTAAATCAAAGATCTTCGCTTCGACTGTCTCAGGATTTTTTGGCTGATCATCTTGGTTTAACAACTGAAACCATTAACAACTGGGAAACGGAAAAAACTGTTCCGTTTGCTGACCAGTTAATCCAATTGGCTAACATTCTTCATTCTGATGTTCTGTGGCTCATTTCAGGAAACGAGCAGTGTGGTGAATTTACAGAGCCAACAAGCATTATAACTTCCAATCAACTTAATTCATGGTCTGCGGATATTGGCAATTGCAGAATGGCTTTATCCAACGCTATGGATTGTATGCCTCAGGAATTGTCGGCTATCGGTACGCTAACTATCGTTTATGAAAAATTAGACGACTTGCAAGAAACCATCTGCAAGCAAGCCGACAAGATTTAAAATTAATTAACATTATTTAATTAACACCTTTCTTGGTGGGGCCAAACTCACCCTGAGGAAATGAAAATGCAAAATTCCGTCGCAATTAATAAGCCAATTAAAACGCCTCAGATGCTGTTCGGATCTGACAACATTAATGACTTTGGCAACCGCGTTCAAAGCTGCCGGATGGAAGGTGATTCAATGCAGCCGACCATCGAACCATGTGAGGTTGTGGCTTTCGTTGATTGCGGTGGACATGCGCTTACCTCTGGCATTTATGTTTACACAATGGATGCTTTTGGTCGCCCATGCCTTTTCATTAAGAGAATTGAGCCATTAGCTGATGGCTCATTAAAAATCATCTCTGATAACCATCATTACGAAACTTTCACCCTTAACACCGATGAACAGAAAGAAATCAAAATTCACGGTCGGGTGGTCGCTTCTTTGGCCGTGAGGCGCTTCGTATGACTTTCATCATTGATAAATCGGCATATAGAACAGCATGCCTTTATGCCGCTAGTGGTTATGAGGTAATTGCGCGCTTGTATCTTAAAAAGGCATATGGACGTTAATTATGGGCGTATTTAAAAGACATGATATTCAGTGTGTGAATATCAAAGCTGAGCAACTGGCGGGCCTATCTCAAACATTATTTGAACATCGAGACAATCTCGACCACTTTCAACTTAAAACGATTTGCGCTCTTGTTTATGACATTGCTTCTGACATTCATAACTGGACAGAAAAAGAAGAGGAAATTGTTATGAGCTTAGAGGAGGAGGCGCGCCGCAATGGATAATTTAATCAACACCTATCGACGCAGAATTGCAAACGCGGCATTGGCGCGACTCAAACGTAAGACTGGTGGAAACCTACTCATTATAAAACTGCCAGATAACAAAATTGAAACCGTAGAAGTAAAAGAGCATTTCATGAATCAGCTGTTATTACGGTTTGAAGGATTAACTCGCGGAGGGCTTAACCGATATGAGGGTGACGCTACTATCAAAACCGCATATCAAAATGCAATAGGAATTAATAAACACACCGAATATCTGACAGATTCAGGGAAATTAATTATCGACGAACTTCTGAACGAGGTTGTTGATTACGTGAAGCAGAAACATGTAAGCAGAGGAATTAACTGATGGCAGAAAATAACGACAGCATCAAGCGGCTTGTCGCCAGGCTGAAAGATATCCACGAAAGGACAGGTATGAATTTCCCTGCATGGATGATGGATGAAAATCGCAGCGGAGACCACGAGCTTAGTGCTGCCGAGCAGCATGAATGGGCTGAAATCATCTGTGAGTCCATGCGCGGAACTGTCGCCCTCCTCTACCTGATTGAATGCGAAAAGCGCTGGGGGCTGCGTGAGGGTGAGTATGTGTTCAGAAGTGAAGAGAGAGTCTTAGGCCTTACAAGAGCGCTGATTGAGAACGTACTAATCAAGTACGTGGAAGAAGACCTTCTCCTGCACAAGCCAACAGAGCGCTATATGGCCGTGTTCCAGTTCTACTGGGCAAATGAGCAGCGCGTTCAAGCAGGTGAAGCGTCATGGTTCAACGAATTCCTGGATGGGATTTTTTTAGATGTCGCGCGCCGGTTGCGTGCCGGTGAAAAGCCTCCAGTAAAACCAATTTTGCATTAAGGAGAAACGAAAATGGCAATGAAAACTGAATTAGCACCAGTAGCGGCTCGCGACTTGCAGATCATCGAGTATCGCGGTCAACGCGTAGTGACCACTGAGCAGCTGGCGGCCGGATATGGTGCGACCGAGAAGATGATCAGTAATAACTATTCTCGTAACGAATCCCGCTTCGTTGAAGGTAAACACTACTTCAAGGTTGAGGGTGAAGAGCTGCGGGGGTTGAAGAACAGACCCTCTTTAAGTGGGTTAGTTGGAAAGAATGCCCGCTCTCTGATTTTGTGGACGGAACGTGGAGCGGCTAACCACGCAAAGATGCTGGAAACCGATCAGGCGTGGAATTACTTCAACGATCTTACTGAGTTTTATTTCAGCTATAGGGAGGCAACTTATCTGCCTGCCCCAACTGAGCTTTCAAAGCTCGAAATCCTCAAAATGGCAATAGAGTCCGAAGAGGGGCGACTGGCAGAAAAAGAACGCGCAGATCATGCCGAAAGAACCAAAGCCCAGATTAGCCGCAAACGCGAAGCCTCAGCTCTCGGAAAGCTCAGCGCCGCAACACGACGCTGCCGAGATCTGGAAGAACAACTCGGTGAAAGCGAAAAACACGCAACCATTACCAAAGTAGAAAAGGCAACAGGTCGCAAAGGTGAATTTAAATTCGCCCCACTGCGTCGCTGGTGCCGAGATAAAGGCATTGAAGCCAAGAACGTTCCTGACGAACGCTACGGTAGCGTGAAGTCATGGCCTGCGGGTGCATGGCTGGCTGTTTATGGGATCGAACTCAAATCACTCTTCGGGGAGAAAAAATAATGCAGAAAGTTGACTACATCGTGACATTTATGGGGGATTACCCCTGCGGTGGCCGCCATCCGCTTACAGTAAAAACAAACTCCTTTGATGTGTCAGGTGCTATTTGTGCTGCAACTGAATCTATCGTTGATGACCGTATAGAGGCAACCAACTTGGTGCTGATCTCCGTTGTCCCTGATTCGTATCCTCCAGCCACAGACAATATGAACAGCGACGGATTGCTCAAGCCCTGTCCCTTCTGCGGCAACCCAAACGTGAGCCTGGTCGAAACCCTGCCTGAAGATGGTGACGAAAATATGTACCTCGTTAACTGTGGCTGTTGCAACGCTTCCCAGTTGCCTGACAGCAAACAGCGAGCCATCCATGACTGGAACCAGCGTGACATGGAGAGCAGCAGTGGAAATTAGCGCATTCGTACCGGCTGGCTCTGTTGAGCTGGCCCACCAGCAAGCTCTGACATGGGTATGCGATGCGTATCTGTTTTATCTGGTCAGCCTGCACCGCCGCCCGGTTTATCGCCACCAGTACGGTGATATTTCGCTTAATCAGCCAGCATTACAGGAATTCATCGATTCGTATCTGGAAAACAAAGGCTGGGATATGGAAAAACGCCGGGCCCATTACATCAACATTCTGGACCTTATCAAATATATGCATCGCAGCAATTCGGACTTCATCGACTGGGGAACGGTGCCATCACTAACACCTCGCGGGCTGCGCTGGATGAATGCCTGTTTTTCAAGACTGGGAGAAATGGTTAATGCCTGTGGTGGTTGGGATTACGTTGAAACATTGGCAGACAGGAAGGTGAACGGATGAAAGCTGAATCCATTGATGTTAACCAACTGGTAACCATAAGCGACCACCTGCAGGCTCTGGTCACGGCTGAAGATGTCATTGCCAGTATCAGCTCGCAACTTGAAAACGTTATCGATAACGAATATGGCTGGCGGCACAGGGCAAACGTAGCTCTGGTTAAGTGGAAGAACACACGGAAACGCATTACTTCCCGCCTGGCCGTACTGCGTCAACTGGAGCGAGAGAAAAATATTGAGCGTCAAAAATCGCGGGATGAATTGCTCATCAGAGCCCTGAGAAATGAGGTATCAGCTGAAGTTTTTCGCCGCTGCTGTGAGTCTGTGGAAAGGGAAATGGAGGTGTGTGGTGACTGAATCGAATCTGTTTGAGTTGGTTCAATTGATTAAATCTGCTGCCGGTGATCCATCGGCAATGACAGATGCTATCTGGGAGGCTGGTTATCGCCAGCCTGAGCGGACTGCCGAGGAAGCCGCTCAGATAACTATTGACACGTTCTTCTACTGCAACTCCTACGATATGCCCACGGAATTCTGGCCGCGCAATTATGACAGCGTTCTCCAGAATGAACTGATGAAAGCAGTTATCGGTGAGGATGGTGAGCTTGACGGCGCTGATGCGGTAATCATCGCTAAAAACGTAATCAGCGCGGGATTCAGCAAGGAGGCGGCAAATGGGTGAAATGGTTGACATAAACGACGAACTGGTTCGCTCAGTCGTCACCGTTGACGATGGCCGGGACTATACCGCCCAACTGGTATGGAGGATGGGTAAACGCAGAGATATGCGTAATGGCGTTTCAGTACCGATCCCTCCAGCGCCAAAGGTTTCAGCAGTGCGAGTTGAAGCGAAGAGAAAGCCCCGGAAACGGGGTTATCGGGTAGTTCAGAAAGCGATTGGTTCAGTGTGAGGTGGAAGTATGAACAACGAAACAGACATTATCTCTGACGCCGATATTGAAAAGTTGACCGGTTATAAAATTCCTTCAAAGCAATGCGAAAGCTTGCGTGATGCCGGGATATTTTTTATAACCAGGCGCGATGGACGCCCTCGCACAACGTGGGCTCATTTCAACAATCCGCTTTCTCACCGACAGAAAGCTATTGATGCTAACGGTCCTCAGCCTAACTTTGGAGCTCTTGACTAATGCCACGCGCACGTAAAAACAAAGACGATGCCTGGATGCCCCCGAGGGTTTACCTCGGACGTTCAGCCTATGAGTATCACCCAAAAGGAGGCGGAAACATCCGCCTTTGTGATAAGACCTGCACACAGGCGCAGGTCTGGACAGCATGGGAAGCACTGATTAATGACAGGCCGGATGAATCAACACTTTCTGGACTGGTTGAAAAATTTTTCCAGTCGGGAGATTTTTTCGAACTGGCCTCTGAAACACAGAAGGATTACCGCAAATACTCCAAAAAGATAATCGATGTTTTCGGGCAGATGCCACCAGACAGCATTAAGCCTGAGCACGTGCGTAAATACCTCGATAAGCGTGGCGTAAAGAGTCGCACCCAGGCCAACCGGGAAAAGGCTTTTATGTCGCGCGTGTATCGCTGGGCTTACGAACGCGGGTATGCCAATAGCAACCCCACAAAAGGCGTTAAGCAATTTAAAGAGACTGGCAGGGATCGCTATATCACGCACGAAGAGTACAACGCCTTATACAGCGTTTCGCCTGATGTCGTACGTGTCGCAATGGAGCTGGCTTATCTGTGCTGCGCACGTCAAAACGATGTACTTGAGATGAAGAAAAGCCAACTTATGACTGAAGGAATACTGATTAAGCAGAGCAAAACAGCAGTAGCACAAATTAAAGCATGGTCAGACCGGTTGAAGGCAGCAATTGAACTTGCTAAAGCCCTCCCTCTCAACGAAGGGATGAGTAGTCTGTTTATTCTTCATCAATCCACCGGGCACAAATACACCAGGGATGGCTTCAACAGTCGATGGAGAAAAGCCAAAGAAGAAGCGCGGGTTAAATACCCCCATTTGAGTTTTGACTTCACATTTCATGACCTGAAAGCGAAAGGTATCTCAGACCTGCAGGGGAACATTTACGAGAAACAGGCTATCTCAGGACACAAAAACGTGGAGCAAACAGCACGATATGATCGCAAAATTGCAGTCGTTCCGGTTGTCGGCGGTCAATAA